GCTTGACCGGAAGCAGTGCCATCAATAAACCAAGTAACTGTGCTTGCTGAATAATCTCTAACCAAAGCAACGTGATACCAAGTGGTAGTGCTTAAAGCATCTCCCGTTGAAGCTAAATTATTAACAAGATAACCACTAGCATCTGCTATCCAAGCTCCTAATCTTCCATCAAGACCTACTCCCATTTGAATGTTGGCCCCTGCGGCGTATATAAAATTATAATTTTTATGTGCAGCAATATAAATCCAACACTCTATAGTCCATGATGCGTAACCGCGAGGAGCAGCTAGATCCCTTAACATGATGTAGTCCCCGCTACCATCAAAGAGAGCGGAAGCTGTTCCAAATTTCTTTTGCGCTGTGCTTAACTGGGTGTTACCTAACGCTTCTGAATCCTTTCTTGCGAGAGAATCTACTAACCCTAGGTCATTAAAATTCATTAACAACAAAGTATCTGTCACTGCTGTTGTTGGTGCTGTTGGAACTGTAATTGTAGCCCCACTATAGATAGAACTATTATCTACCATTCTAAAATTAGCTAACTTCCCATTGTAATAATACGAAGCATAGTTGCTGTAAAAGCGTCCAAAAAGCAAATACGCTGACGATGCCGGTTGGGTAACTGTGGCACTATTTAGCGTTCTAGTACCATTCATCCATCCTTGAGTAGCAGAAGCAGACCGACTTACCGCAACGTGATTCCAAGCATAAATATCAGGAGTTCCTATAGTAGTATCGTAATAACTACCCCCAGTCCCTCTAAATAAAACAAGACTCCCACCATTCATGTGGAGCATGTATTGAGCCTGAGTTGCGTAACTTACAGTGTCAGCAGTTCCTATAATCGCTGAATAACTTCCTGTGGCTCTAGGGTAAAACCAAAAATCTATTGTCCAATCACTACCTACACTTTGAGCCGAACTTCCAGAAAAGTAATCGGCAGAACCGTCAAAGTCAACAGAACCACCATGTGTTGCCGGATCGTAAACAGTAGTTGAGTTGTATGGTGCCTCAGTGACTACAGCAGGGTAAGAAGCCCTAGTTAAAGTGTGAGACGAGCCAGATTTATCTGCAAATCTATATGAATTTAAAGCAAGAAATTTTGTATTGGTAATAGCAGATAAGGGACTCGTTGGTGGGGTAAAAGCACTAGTATAGACAGCAGTCCCTTTTACAATCCGAAAGTTAGAAATATACCCGTCAAAATATGAGGTTGTAGTATGTGAAGCAGAGTTGCTTCTTGCAATTATTAAACCGTCTGTTGGAAAATCGGTAGTCATGGACACACTAGCAACTTCACTACCGTTTAGGTATGTCTTAAATGTTCCACTTGAACGAACAAAAGCAACATGATTCCAAGTTCCTAATGTAAATGCAGTATCTGCGGCAATGTGAGTTGAACCACCCTCATAGTAAACGTCTAACAATCCCGCGCTCGTAATCCAAACGCTAATGTTGTTACCTGTTGGGTAGTTGTCAGTTGAAAATAATTGCGCCCAATTTGACGCATGTCGAGATTCTTGCTGTATCCATGCTTCCCAAGTGAAATCTCCAGTTCCCATACCAAAGTCTGATGAAGATGCAACAGTTATATAATCATCAGTACCGTCAAATACAACAGACCAACAACCATCTGGGCGAGAAAAGGGGTTGGCTTCACTTTGGTAAGGGGCACCTCCGCTAATACTAAAAGAGCCTGAATAAGTTCCTCCATCCTTAGCAAAGCCAGCATTACTCAACCCATTTGTACCATCAAAATGGTACAAGGCAGAAACTTTGTTATAGTCTGCGGTTGGATCTGTATCTACACCAGCAGCAGCCATTAACATTTTTCTGGAGATGGAACTCATTAGGTCATATCCTGCCCAGCAGTGAACCCGTAATAAGTAGTCCCACCGTCTACAGTAAAGAACACAAATACGTCCACATCATTAGCACCTGTGGAGAGTGTTGGCGCAGTGCCTCCAGCCCAATCTACACTTGCAGGCCAAGATATTGTTCTGCTGCCTGTACCGTCTTGCGTCACTTTTAAGGTAAAGCTACTAGAATATCCAGATCCTGCGGGGTTACTCCAAGTAAATGTACCAATGTTGTGAGCCAACGTAATGGTATACACGCTGCCATCTCTGATATTTAAAGTAACGGACGTACCAGAAGTAAGTGCTGTTGATTCTTCTGTAATTCCGTTGTCAAACTTAACGACACCATTTGCATCAGCCGTTACAGCCTTAGATGCTTCTGTGGTTCCTAAAGTAGTAATGTCTAAATAATTAAGTTCTGTTGTGGTAGCCGTAACACCATCTAGCAAGTTTATTTCTGTGGCTGTGGCAGTTACACCATCAAGAATATTAAGCTCTGAGGTTGTAGCTGTTACACCGTCTAACAAGTTTATTTCAGTTGCCGTTGATGTTACTGCGACATCCTCATTAATCTTAGGTGATGTCAACGTCTTGTTGGTCAGAGTGTCAGTTGTTGTTTTACCAACCAAGGTATCAGTTGTTGCAGGTAGAGTAAGGGTAATGTTCCCTGCAAAAGAAGCATGTGCAGGGGCTAAAATTCTAGCGTAATGGGCGTTTGAAGACTCACAATAGAAATCAATATATGATTGTGCGCCACCATTTTTAATAGCTATTGCACCCTGCGAAATACTTACACCATTTGTAGAGCCGCCGCCTACTCCTAAGCTTGTAACTACATCTAAGGTATGAGCCAACTTTGCGCTTGTTACAGCATCATCGGCTAGTTTGTCAGTTGTTACAGTGCCGTCACTGGGAGTGCCTGTGTCACTAACAGAGTTAACTAAAACTTCAACACTAGTTCCATTAGGAGGAGCAGTGCTAAATGTCAGAGTAGTTCCTGAGACTGAATATGTACCTTTCTCCTGGTACACCCCATCTATATAAACTTGTGTGTTATTTTCTGTGCCAGGGTCTGAAGATAAAGTAAACGCAGTTGTACTACCGTTTCCAGAATATTCATTAACAGCGGTACTAGCTGTGCCTCCTCCAATACTTCCCCAAGAACCACCTGCATAACCTTCAAATTCACCGGATGTAGAGTTATAACGAAAAGCTCCAGCAACACCCGTTGGCCTGTTACCTGTGCTTCCAGATGGGACATAAAAAGCCTGAGAGCCAAAAGAGGCAGACGTAACATCTACTACTGCTGCACCTGACCCTGCTCCATCTAAATAAATTATTTTTTTAGTGCCATTAAGTATAGTAATCGTAGCACCTGAACCCTGCTTTATAATAATCGACTGACTACCGCTAGTCGCATTTTCAATAATTTGTACTCGTTTGACAGTATTAGGTGAAATAGTAATGGTACATGCAGAGTCTAATGTACCTGTGTATTGAAGGTGCATAGCTCTTCCGGGATCAGAAGCCCCTTCTGCTATGACCGTAGAATGAGTATCTGCATTAGTAGTTATTGCCTCTGTTCCAATACCTAATGCTTCACCTATTAGTTCTAGGCTAGTATTGGTAGTGGCTCCCCAATTCGTGTCGCCATCGGCGGGTTCTGCTATAACTAAATTATTTACATATGTTGCTGCCATAATTTATGCCGCTATTTCTGTCCAATTTGGTGTTTGCCCTGTTGATACAGGAATCCAATTAGGTGTTTGTGACGGGTCAATCGGACCCCATATATTAATCACCCCAGCAGAACCTGTTGCTGCTACGCCAGTTACTTCTATTCCAACGGCAGTACCTATGTCAACGGTGACAGATCCTACAGCAGAAGTTCCCTCAACACCTGTGACAGGAACATCCCCAGGCAGCACAACAGTAACGCTGCCAAGACCACTAGAAAGTCCTGTAAACGCAACATCCTGGCTATAACCACCAGAATTGTAGGTTTGGGTTATGCTGTTATAACCCTCAAAAAGTATGGTTACATCGGCCACTAGGCGATCCTAATTATCGCTGTAGCAGCAGCCGCTGCTGGAAACTGAATTGTAAAGTCTCCAGAAGAAGAAGCTTTATCGGCACCGAAATCAAGAACCAATACGGCTTTATCAGAAACAGAGTCATTGTAAATCAACGCGCCTCTAGCTGTAATTGTGGAGCTAGAAAAGGTCAAGTCAGCAAAGTCTGTTATGGCGGTAGTGCCATCTGCTGACGGTGTAACATTAGTTAACGCTGATCCTCCAGCAGAATACCCTGTTCCTGACACTTCGTTACTAGTGCTATAAGCCGTAGTTCCTGCTCCTAAAGAAGCACTGCTGGTGTATAAAGCTAGCTTAAATGTGTTACCACTGCTGTTAGTAAAATTATGCGTTCCCGTCAGTAATTCTGTTTTAAAAGACGTACACATTGCTTGAGTAATAGCCATTACAGTTTCCTCAATATTTCAGCCATATCATCATGACCTTGTTTTTTTAACTGGTTATAGAGAGTTGTTCTGTCACTTTCTACAGCCTGGTTTAAAGTGTGAAAAATAACATAGAACATACGTTCCTTGAATGCTTGAGCCTGTTGCCTGATAACAGGATCCGCTGTATCAGCAATGCTAATAATTTTATTTACTGCATTAGCTGATAATTCTTGCGTGTTATGCCCACGCTCCTGGGTAGTTTGAACATTAACCTCACCAGGAGACATGTTGATTTCTATATCAAACATAATTAGGCCATTCCTCTTGCAATGTCGCCTCTGTATTCATCTCTTCGACCATAGCCATCACCCAGATTTGCTAATGATTTTAAAGCCATATCGAATCGTTGTTGGTACAAAGCAACTTCTTCAGGAACTTTGAGAAAAGTCGCTGCTTCTACTAAAGTCCCATACAACAATGCATCGGGTGCGTTATCAGAAATCCAGGTTGTTCCGCCATCAGATCCTGCTGTTAGTGAAGCAGGTCTGTACTTGTAATGAAGTTCAACGGTGTATGTTTGATCTGGCGTGGGTGCAAGAATAAATGTGTCATCATCAAACAAAGCGTAATACTTGGGTTGACCTGTTGTTGATGCATTCGGCGTATAGTCTCTAATAAAAGACACATGCTTATACAGCAGATATGAATATACGTCACTTGCAATTACAGCCAAACTATAAGGTGCAAGAAAATCATCACCAAGTTTTAGATAAGTATTTCCAGACCCAACCTGTCCTGTCATATTTTTTCTGAAGACAGGCATTTCTACGTTTTTAAGTATTCTTTCTTCTGCCTCTTTGATAAACGTAGGCAACGTAGAAACAAAGGTTGTTTCTGCTGTTTCACAGTAATCTTGAACTGCTGTTTTTAACTGCGCATAGGTAAAACTCATACTGTCACCGTTACGGTTCCCACGCTCGTTGTAGCTTTCAGCCCGTCAAAAGCTGAACCTATCGAGTCACCTGTTACCGTTATCATCTGGTTAGGGTTAATTGTCCGGACTACACCAGCTCCTGCAATAGATGCAGCAGCCAAAGATGGCCTAGGATCTCTTAAAGCTTCAGGGTCAGGAAGATTTCTAGGCGGTTCGAGTTGCGGATGTTTAGGCTCATAACACTCAGAGCAGACTCTAAATCCAGTCCATTCTTTTTTTAATTGAGTGTATTTGTACCTAAACCCACATCTGTCGCATATAGCGACTGAGTGTTTGCCAGATGCATAAGCCATTACGACCTCCTGGTAGAAAAAATACCTGGAGCAATCTTTAAAGAAGCTCTGCTACTATCCTGATCTGCGGCTCTTTGAAACTCTTCTTCGTAGAATCCTTTCAACATTTGAACTCTGTCAGGAGCTCTCTTCAAAGCAATGTAATAAGCAAGTCCTGCAGCAAGACAAGGATAAAACCTAAATGGCATATCAAGAGTATTGACACTGGCATCCGCATCTTCAATGCGAATTAATCTATTAATAACCAGTTTATCTGTGCTGTTTTCAGCAGCAGGCCAAAAATACAATCTAGGTGTGATTTGCTTGTCCAAGAACCATTGTGTAGGCCTGGCTTTGCTTGATTTGTTTGGAATATTCCAGTATCCAGATCGACTTAGCTGCTCCATCGAGATGTCAGTTGTTGTGCTACCCTCAGTTCTTCTGAGAATAACATCAAGCACATCGATCGTTGTTGCAGTCAGATCTAGGTATTCGTCACCTTCCGTTACTGTGGTTGCTGAATTAGTAACGGTCCATTGGTTTAACCCACGGTTTGCCCAATCAGCGAACAGCAGGTTAAGGGATCGCCTTGCGGTGACCCCGTCATACCCGGTGCGAAACTCAAGACCACATCGTTCAAATGCTTCTTCTATGTACTCCGCAACATCTGGCTCAAAATCTCTAGATCCCGATGTAGCCATTTACCAATTCCTTTAAGAAAAGAATGTTGTCATTGCAGTTAAATCTGTCACTGCAGTAAAAGTTACATATCCGCCATCTTTAAACAAAAGGCCATCATCTGGCACATCAGGGTAAGAGTTGGTGCTTGCTCCAGCAACAGTGGCAAATTGCATAACAACTGTCCCTGTACCAGAGCCTTCTCTAAACACAATGGTTGCTGCACTACTGCCGTTTACTACATAGATACCTCGTAAACGACAACGTGCTGCTGATATAACACCGCAACAACTAGTGCCGGAACCCGCGCTAACATTACCCGCTGAAGAACCAGAAGTAGCTATCTGAGTCACTGTTTTAAAGAACTTAGTGCCCGTCGCAGTGGTAGAGTCAGCTCCTGTAATTACTTCAGTTTGAGCAGCACTAGACTCATCAGTGCCAGTAACCGTAAAAGTAATACCGGAATCATCACCGGCAGAAAGTATGGTGACATTTCTAGGAGAATCCATAGTAACGGATCCCCCACTAGCTAATGCGCCACCAATAGTTAAGTTGGCGGCTCCGCTAATACTAGCGGCTGTAGAAATACCATCTGGATCTGCGGCAGCAGCCGTTATAAAGCTGGATGTTACATCACTACCTGAACCTTTAAGGGTCATAACAAGCTACCTCTCTTACAATTATCGCTCAACTGCTGCAAAAATGTAATCAACGGTCATTGTTTTTGCTGCAGCGGCACCATTTTGAATGCCGAAACTGACAGTAAGATCTTCGTCATCAGGCGCGTTTGTTAACGTAGTTTCAGTTGCAACTTTTGAATCATCTATAAACACTTCAAAAGCCCCTCCGCCGGAACTTCCGCCATTTGGGTTGTAATGGAAAGATGCCGTTAAAAACGTATCGTCAGATATCGTAGCAACTGAACTATTGGTTGTCGCAGAATTATCTTTTTCAATAAGAAAATCCATGGTGGCAGCACCATCAGCTTTTATGAAAAAGACTCCATCTGTTGTATCGAGCGGAGTGGTATCAGTAATACCAAGGCCCATAACAAAATCAGATTGAGTAGCGTCACTAACCTTAAATCGTGCTTTAAAGAACATGTTCTTAGTTGAAACGTATTTGAAAGCTTCCCCTTTCAGTTGGAGAAAGTCCAAATCGTCATCAGCATCATCGTTAGTAATTAAAAGCCAACCGCCAGCACCACTTGTAAGTGCTTCTGATGCATTACCTGAACCGCCTTCGGTTGTAGTGATTGTCCACTCATCAGCATGATAAGTAAGAAAATCATTAAAATAAGTTGTGTACTTAGTAGGGTCTAAATACGGAAGTTGAAATAAAGGGTTACCTGGTACTTGATTAGAAACACCAGTACGAAAATGAGTAGGCATAACAGTTCCTCCTAGAACCAACGCATAGCGTCATTATACTACAACTAAAAGAGTGGTCTTGCGACCACTCTCATAGTTTCACATGGAACATTAAGCTCCTTGAGATCCAAATACACAACGAGGGTTGCTGAATCCGAAGGAGTAACGCTCTCTAGCCTTGTAGCGAACATTACCTGTATCGAAATCACCTTCCATTGAAGTGCTGATTGGAGTTCTCTCGAAGTGCTTAAAGCCGTCAGGACAGTCAGTCTTGATAAACCAAGCATCAGTATCAGTCAGGAAGTGGTTGACTGAGTAGCCTTCCGGCAACAGTCCCATATTCCTTACTGCGTTGATGTCGTTATCTGCTGTACCAACCCTTCCTGGGGTTTCAAGCAGTCTATCAGCAACAAACTGAAGTTGAGGCGGAACAATAAGCTTGAGTCCTCTCAGAGCCAAGATCATGTCTCGATCATCAACAAAAGTTGAGATGCTGATTAATGCATTTTCCAATGACGTTTCATTAAGATCCGACATTGTTGTAGCACGGTTAGCTAGGCTACCACCGTTTGCAAGGGGGTGTGAGGTGTTAATCAAAGATACACCGTCACCACCAGTAAAGCTTGAGCTAAACGCATTATTCAATACGTTGGCAGCTTTTACCTGCTTAGTGTGGGCCATGCTTCTTGCCAATGCTTTCGTATAACGAGCACCAAGTCGGTCGTAAAGATTGTCTTCTACAGCCTCCTCAGTCAACGCAAATGCAAGTGCTACAGTTT